TTATTGCCGTTCGCGGCGGTGACATTGCAGATAAGCCTGCAACAAGCCGCCGATAAACAGCGCCAGCAGCGCGCCAAACATGCACCAGAATACCGCGCTGGTGGCGTAAGCCAATTCCTGCCAGAACGAATAAGAGGGTGTTAACCAAAAGTGGCGGATGATCAGGCACAGCGGCAGTGCATAGAGCGCACCCAGTAACGGGCAGAGAATGCGTTTTTTACTCGACAGATAACTGGCAACCACGCCGGGTATCACGAACAGCAACAGGCCGGTCTCCCCCGATGCTCATGATCGGTACTGCCAAAGACTCCGCTCTGCTGGCCGAGATACACCAGGCTGAACAGCAGGAAACAGCTCAAAATACCCCACCAATACCGTTCGCTCGCCATACCCTACTCCCCCTTAATCTGTTACCACACCGTAGAAATCAGCCGTGTCACAAAGCCGGTGACGCCTTGCCGAAGAACGGCAACGCTGAACTGAACTTTTTCCTTGGCTACTAAAAGAGAGCTATCCCGCTAAATTTCAGGCTGCGTATCCTCGGCCCCGGCGGCTATGCCGTTGGGCAGAGCACGTCTCTGGCTGCAGACGACGGCGTTGCGGCTTGAAATACAACGAGTAAAAATGCGTTCGGCGGCGCAGGAACTCAGCTTTATGCTGGCTGTCATGCGCCATAGCGACTAGAATAAACGCCGCCGATCGATGGTTCGAATCGCCTTCCGCTGGTTAGTTATTTATGACGTCGATTTTTGACTGAATTTATATCTTATAGTTATCTATATCAAGCACTTACTGGTAAACAATAAGTTATCCTCCGTGAACATAAACGTCGCTAGTTTGTTAAACGGTAACTACATCCTGTTACTGTTCGTGGTACTCGCACTGGGGCTGTGCCTCGGTAAAGTCCGTCTGGGCTCCGTTCAACTCGGTAATTCCATTGGCGTTTTGGTGGTTTCGCTGCTGCTTGGCCAACAACATTTCGCCATTAACACCGAAGCGCTAAATCTCGGCTTTATGCTGTTTATTTTCTGCGTTGGCGTGGAAGCCGGGCCCAACTTTTTCTCGATATTTTTCCGCGACGGTAAAAATTACCTGATGCTGGCGCTGGTAATGGTCGGTTCCGCGATGGTGATCGCCATCGGTCTCGGCAAACTTTTCCATTGGGATATTGGCCTGACCGCCGGCATGCTCGCCGGATCCATGACCTCAACCCCAGTCCTGGTAGGCGCCGGCGATACGCTGCGCAATACCATCACCAACGGCCCGGCGCTGCTGGCGGCACAGGATCATCTGAGCCTCGGCTATGCCCTGACCTACCTGATTGGCCTGGTGAGTCTGATTTTCGGCGCACGTTACCTGCCTAAGCTGCAACACCAGGACCTTTCCACCTCCGCTCAGCAAATTGCCCGCGAACGTGGCCTGGACACGGACAGCCAACGCAAGGTTTATTTGCCGGTTATCCGCGCTTACCGCGTGGGACCAGAGCTGGTGGCCTGGGCCGATGGCAAAAACCTGCGCGAACTGGGCATCTATCGCCAGACCGGCTGCTATATCGAACGCATTCGTCGTAACGGTATTTTGGCGAACCCGGACGGTGACGCGGTGCTACAGGTAGGCGATGAAATCTCGCTGGTTGGCTACCCCGATGCCCATGCACGGCTGGATCCCAGCTTCCGCAACGGCAAAGAGGTCTTCGACCGCGATCTGCTGGACATGCGCATCGTCACCGAAGAGATTGTGGTCAAGAACAGCAATGCGGTGAACAAGCGCCTGAGCCAGCTGAAGCTGACCGATCATGGCTGCTTCCTCAACCGGGTGATCCGTAGCCAGATTGAAATGCCAATCGACGACAGTATCGTGCTCAACAAGGGCGATGTACTGCAGGTCAGCGGCGACGCTCGCCGGGTGAAAAGCGTGGCGGAGAAGATTGGCTTTATCTCGATCCACAGTCAGGTCACCGACCTGTTGGCATTCTGCGCCTTCTTTATCATCGGGCTATTGATTGGCCAGATCACCATCCAGTTCAGCAACTTCTCGTTCGGCATCGGTAACGCCGCCGGCTTGCTGATGTCCGGCATCATGCTCGGCTTCCTGCGTGCCAACCACCCGACCTTTGGCTACATTCCGCAGGGCGCGCTCAATATGGTGAAAGAGTTCGGCCTGATGGTGTTTATGGCCGGTGTTGGCCTGAGCGCCGGTGCCGGTATTGGCCACAGCCTGGGTGCCGTTGGCGGCCAGATGCTGATTGCCGGACTGATCGTAAGCCTGGTGCCGGTGGTGATCTGCTTCCTGTTCGGCGCTTACGTGCTGCGCATGAACCGTGCCCTGCTGTTTGGCGCCATTATGGGGGCCCGCACCTGTGCGCCGGCGATGGAGATTATCAGCGACACCGCACGCAGCAATATCCCTGCCCTGGGCTATGCCGGTACCTATGCTATCGCTAACGTATTGTTAACCCTGGCCGGTTCGCTGATTGTGGTGCTGTGGCCGGGGATCCTCGGCTAAACGATAAGCAATGAAGATGAATCAGTGGCAAAAATATTTTGAAATTTTTATCCCCGGTGAGAACTTTCCTTGCCGGGGGTAGTCTGAATTAGTGCCACTGCTTTTCTTTGATGTCCCCATTTTGTGGAGCCCGTTAGTCCCGCCTTTTTAGGTTCAAGACTATCGGGTTTTTTGTTGCCTTGAAAAAATATCCTTATAAAACAATGCCACACAAAGCACATAACTCCCCTGTGGCGACAAAGTGGCGACAGCCATTTTACGGGCATAAAAAAACCTGCTTTCGCAGGCTTCTTGTTAAATCCAAAGTGTTCCCTGATTGCTTCGGGTTGGGTGTGGCGGAGCGATATCAACTTTGCCCGGTGATACGATCTGCCGCTGAATAGATTCCAACGTCACAAAAGTACAACTGCAATTTATGTTTTGGCATTGATGATAACGCTCTTTAGTATTCTCACTTAGATAGCGGCTTGTGCGGGCATGGGCGGCAGTTCGGCAAAGCGGGCAATGCATCATGTTGATATTCCCTTCTCAATCTCTCATTTGTCGCGATAATACTCCGCCCGATCGAGAACAAAACCACCTTTAAGTGAATTTACAAAACATCAATTCACATTACGAGACTTCATAAATCACATCCGACAGCAAAACTTCAAACTCCAGTGCCGTCGTAAAACCGCCGTTACTCAAATTGTGCGTGACTTTGCTCACTATCCAGTCTTGCGCATCGATCGCCGCTTTAAACCCGCTGACGCGTACCGGCGTTTCCGGCGTGATGTTAGCCCGCCCCATCGCCAGCGACAGTGAGAACTCAGCCACACCGCGCTGAAGCTTTTCCCACTTTGCCTGTGCTGCCCGCATCGCGGCGGCCTTGGTGGCGTAAATTTTGGTGATCGCAAACACGTTATCGTCAGCCCCCACCAGATAATCGCCTTTCGCTGCCTCCGCCGGTTTCCCCGGTTTTTTACTGCTGCCCGGTTTCGCCTTCGGGTGTTGCAGCGCGCGCAAATGCTGCTCTTTTGGCTTGCGCTGCAGCTTCACTTTCTTCGGTTTCGGCTGTTTTGTGTTGAGCCAGCTCGCCGTAACGCCGGTATAGGCATCCCGATCGGCAATGCTGAAACTGTGCTGATCGCCATCCTGCCGGGTGATGGTATACACCGGCAATGGCTTCCCGCCTACCGTGGCGCCGTTCCCCGGTCGCAACAACAGCAGAACGCCATTTTTCACCGCCGCCACCGCGCCGTTGAGCGTTGCCAGCCGGGTAATAAATGCCGCATCCGTCTCCTGCGTCTGGTCGATATGGCTGATTTTGATGGTGCCCAGACCGGCGGCCAGCAAGGCTTTCAGCTTATTACGCGCAGCCACCTTCTGCACAATGTCGCCCAGGGTGGTGTCGTGGTAGGACTCATCGCGCCGGGTGTTCAGCGAGCCGCGAAAATCCGCACTACGCGCGCGAATAGTCAACGTGTCCGGCGCGCCCCGGTGTTCGACCTCATCGACCGTAAACTGGCCTTTTGGCGTCAATGGCGAGCCTTGCCAGCCGAGCGCCAGCGACAGCACCGCATTGCGCTGAGGCATCGCCATCAGTCCGTCGCTGTCATCCAGTTCGATGTCGAGCTGGTCGGCCTCAAAGCCCCGGTTATCCGTCAGCGATAACGAAATCAGCCGCTTGCGGATGTTCTGCGTGATGTCGTTATCCTGCAGCAACAGCGAAAAATCCGGGGCAACTCGCGCCCCGGCTGGCAGGCTTACGCCGCTTTTCATGATAACAACCCTCCCATAGCACCGGCGGCCTTCCCGGCCATCTCTCCGGCTTTATCGTACAGCTCCCCGGCCTGCTGGCGCAGATCGCCAAACATCGCCGACAGGGATTCATCGACCCGCTTCAGGTTGAGCGTGAACTCTGTGCGGCGCGGGCTGCCGTCGGCGAAAAACTCGGAGTGCGTTTCAGAAATCGACTCGATCACAAACATGCCGTAAATCGTGCCGGTGCCTTCAATCAGCGGCCACGCCCGGCCCTGCTCGGCCATCAGTTGCAGCGTCAGCAGTGACCAGCGGCCGCCGGTGATCTCCGGCAGCAGCACCCCGGACAGCGTGATTTTTTCCTCATCCATCCCCAGAAATTGCGCCGCCGGGCGCAGGCCAACGCGGGCGTTGCTCGGCCAGCGATATTCCGCGTTGCGGCTCATGGACTGATACGGCAGCGTCTGCAGCATAAAAACAAACAGGCCCAGCGTTAACATCATGGTTTTACCCTTCGTAGTTCATGCGGCTGCGCGCGGCGGCCGCGTGTTTGCGTCGTTCGGCCTCAAGCTGGCGCGAGACTTCGCGCGCAATAGATGCCGCGTCTTGGCCGGGGGCGCCGTACACCTGAATGGTGATCGGGGCTGGCGCCGTAGCGGGTGCGGCAGCCGGGGCCGACGCCATCACCGGCGTTGACAGCGATAACATCGCCGCCGACAGCGCCGCCGTTTTCCGGCGCCCGGTGACGTTCGCCGGGCCGTTGACAATCTCCGGGCCTCGCTCGCCGACGATGCCGAACTGGCCGCGCGGGATGATGCCGCCCTTGTCGAATGCCCCCGCATAGCCCGGCCCCGGCATCAGCTCAGGCGCCGGGCGGTTGTATGAAATCGCCGGGTTAACCTCCGCCTCATCGTCGCCAAACTTCATCCAGTCAGGCAGCATATCCGTGAGGCCGGAAAACTTGTCTTTCAGCGCCTGCCAGCGCTCGCTAATGCCGTCAATGACCCCGTTAATCATGTTCATCCCGACTTCTTTGAACTGCCCCGGCAGCGCTTTAGCCCCGTTTACCAGCCCCTCCCATTTGCCATTAAGCCAGCCGGTCAGCCGATCCCATGCCTGAACCGTGGCGGCGCTCAGCGCCAGCCATGCCGCGTTAACACGCTCGCCGATGGTGTCCCAGACGGCGGCGGCACGCTCCGCAATGCCGCTCGCAACGCCCCAGATGCCGGTCAGCAGGCCGGGCAATCCGCCCAACAGCTGCAGCGGCAGGCTCAATCCGACCGCGATCCACTCACCGAACATGCGCCCATAGCGCGCGGCAGTCTGGAGTTCGGCCTGTGAAGATTTCACCGGCTCGATCAGCTTGCCGAACCACTGCCAGACGTTGCGTACCATGCTCAGCAGCGGCGTAAATGCGCCTGCCAGCGGGACAAGCGCGGCGCGCATCGGCGCGAAAGCGGCGCTGAAGCCTTCGCCGATACCCGTTAAAAAGGCGCTGAGAGGTTCCCAATATTTACGGATAGTCAACGCCACACCGGCAATCACCGCCGCCGCCGCGACCACCGGCAGGGTGATCACACTGAATGCGGCCGCAATCCCGGCGCCGACGGTGGTAAAGACCGTTCCCAGCAGCCCGGCCCCGGCGATCAACATATTGACCCCGGCCATTACCGGCCATGCGATAAGGCCCAGCGCAGCGAGGCCGCCGATCAGGGCCGTGACGCCCGCCGTGACTTTCACCAGTGTGCCGACCAGCTCAGGATTGGCCTTCACCCATGCTCCCGCCTTGGTGAGCCATTCGGTGGCGGAAACCGTGAGTTTGCGCAGCGCTGAATTCTGGCCGTCGAACACCTCAATGCGAACATCTTCCCACGCCGAAAACAGGTTTTTCAGGTCGCCGTCGAGGTTGTCCACCTTCACTCTGGCAATCTGGGCCGTAGCCCCTTTTGACTGGGTGACTGTGCTGTGTTTTTCGCTCAGCTTGCCGTTACCGGCGGCGTCAATCAGCTTGATAGCGCCTTTCATCGCCTCTTCGCCGAAAATGACTTTCAGGTATTCGGCCTGCTGCGCGGTGCCGAGCTTGTTGGTTTTAAACGAGCCGTTAATTTTCTTGAGGATGTTCGCGATCGGGAGCATGTTCCCTTTGCCGTCCTTGGTTTTTACGCCCAATTCTGACAACGCATCAGCCGCCTGCCCGACGGGCGCCTGTAACCGCGTAAACATCGCACTGGCCGCCGTACCGGCCATAGACCCCTTGATGCCGTTATCGGCCAACACGCCCAGCAAGGCGGTGGTGTCCTCGATACTGGCCCCGGCCGCCTCGGCGATCGGCGCGACGTACTTCATCGCCTCGCCAAAATCCATCAGGTTGCTGTTCGAGCTGGTGAAGCCTTTGGTCATCACATCCGCGACGCGCTGGATCTCGTCTATCGGCATGTTAAACGCCGATTGCATGTTGGTGATGATGTCGGCCGCGTCGGCGATGTCCAGATCGGAGGCCAGCGCCAGATTGACCGTTGATTCGGTCGATTTCAGAATGGCATCGCCGTTAAAGCCGGATTTCGCCAATACGGATTGCGTGCGCGCGACGTCCGTCGGCGAAAACGCGGTCGTGGCGCCAATATCCCGCGCCTGCTGACGAATGGCGGCCAGTTGCTGGTCATTCTTCGATAGTCCGAGCGTGGCTTGCGTGTCTGACATCTGCCTGTCGAACTGCACCCCCGGCGCAATAAACGCCCCTTCAGCGACCAGCCCGGCGGTAGCGATACCCAGCCCGGCCGCGCTGGTATTACGGACAGCCGCGGTTGCCGATTGCCCGGCACGGTAACGCGCGCCGACGCGCTTAACCTGCTCTTGTTTCTTGCTCAGGCGATCCAGCTCGCCGCGCTGGCGGCCCAGCGCTGTCGTGGCTTCGCTGGCGCTGGCCTTCAACCGGCGCTGTTCGGCGCTCAGGTTCCGGGTGGCAATACCGTCGGCGTTGAGCGCGTCACGCTGGCGCTGCACCGACTGGCGCAGGCCGTTGTATTTCGTCTGCAGCTCGGCGGCGGCGCGCGTTGATGCCGCCAGCAAGCGCGCTTGCTGCGCCGTGGGCTTTTCCGTCGCCTTGAACTGGACGGCCAGCGCGGCCGCCTCTTCCTTGGCTTTCTTCAGTGCCTTGCCGGTAACGGCAAGCTGTCCCTGCGCCTTGCGAAATCCCTCAATCCGGGCGCTTTGCGCGTCCAGAGCCTTGAGGGTTTGTTGCGTGGTTTTGATGTCACCGGCAAGCTGTTTGCTTGCCTGTTGGATACTCTTTAGCGGGCGGGTGGCTTGGTCTACGGCCTTCAGCAAGACCTGAAGCTGCAGGCTTTTACTCATCGTGATTAACTCCGCTGCGTTGCAGTGCCTTGTGGCGCCAGTTCAACAGCTCCGTGAGCGTCATTCCGGCCATTTCAGACGGCGGCCAGTGGAAGATCACCGCGATGTCCGCCATCAGGTCATCAACGCCCAGCCGGGCGTCGGGGATTACGCTGCCGAGTTCGGCGACAAAAAACCGACCACTTTCCCGGCCAGCGCCACCAAATCCGGCAGCTCAAGGCGCGCGCATTCTTCTTTTGTCAGGTTCGGCACGGTCACACGCGGCAGCACAACCAGCAGCGCGTCAACGTCGGCGTTGGCGATCGCCGCCAGCCCGACGCCGCGCAGCGCGCCCGCGTTCGGTTTAATCACCTGCACATTGGTGATGGTTGTTTCACCGCGCTGGATCGGGGTGTCGAGGGTAACGGTATTTTCGTTTACGTCTTTCATGATGTTCTCTCAAATCAGGGGGAAAGGGCCAGCCCAGCGGGCTGGCGCAAAAATTACAGGCCGATCGCCTTGCGATGCTCGGCCAGCCGGTCAACGCCGTTGACCTTTTCGACCATGTTCACGGTATCGACCTCGATCAGCTCTTTGCCGTCCACGGTCAGCTTGAAGTAAGTACACTCGGTGGAAACCTTGGTTTCGGTATCCTCGCCCTGCTTGTACTCGCCAAAGTCAATTTCTTTGTGGCGGCCACGCATCACCACTTCCACAGCAGACACCTCGCCGGTGTCGTCACGCTGGAAGGAACCGGCAAAGCGCAGCGGCACGGCATCGACGGCGCCCCACTGTTTCAGCACCAGCTCATCAATGCCGCCCATCGACCACTCAACGGCCAGCGCGTCATCGTCCAGCCCCATATCGATGGAGGCCGCGCCGTTCATGCCGCCGCCCCGGTATTTCTCCAGCTTGCGGGTGAGCTTCGGCAGCGTCAGCGAGGACACCACGCCCATATAGCTGTAGCCGTCGTTGAACAGGTTCAGGTATTTCAGTTTTTTCGGCAGTGCCATGTTCTAACGTCTCCTTTAGCGGTTCACGGATGCCGCAAACGTCGCAAGATAGCGATCGGTGATGCGCTGGCGCAGGGTTAAATCTTCCAGCGGCGGCACCGGCGTGTAGTCGTAATCGATAAACAGCTTGCCCGCCTTCAGGGTTTCCTTGGTGTTGGCGCTTTCGTCGTACCAACAAGTGCCGTCGATAATCAGCCCGGCGGATTTCAGCTCGCGGAATTTCGCGTTGATACCGTCAATCATGTCGCGCACCAGCGTAGGCGTTACCGGGCGGTCAACGGCCCATAGATGCGCCTCGGCCATGGTATCGGCCAGCACCTGCGCGGTGCGGGTGTAGTTCTCGAACAGGAACAACGGATCATCGGAACAGGTGCGGGAACCCCAGAATTTAAAGCCGTCTTTACGAATAAGGGTGGTGACGCACGCTTGGTTTAGCAGGTCGGCATCGGTGCCGGGCGCCTGCAAATCCCAGAACACGCTGGCGGTGATGCCGGTCACGCCGTTAACACCGACGTTTGAAAGCGTCTTATGCCAGCCGGTTTCCGTGTCGATTTTGGCACGCAGGCCCAGCGCGCGGGCGGTGGCGTAGGCGATGTCGCTCTGGTTGGCGGTGGTGTTCCAGCTGACAAAATCCGGCCAGATCAGCATCAGCTCGCGCTGACTGAAATTGTCGCGGTACTTGGTAGCCTCCTGCACGGTTTTGCAGCCGTGGGCGCTGATATAGCCGAACGCGCGCAATTGCTGGCAAATCCCGGCCAGCGCCGTCGCCACCTCCAGCGAATCCAGCCCCGGCACGCCGAGGATGCGCGGCTTAACGCCCAGCTCAGCCTGTGCAGATAACAGCGCTTTCATGCCGGTGTAACGGCCTTCAGCGTTCGCGCCGCCGATGATGTTGGAGGTGGTTTCCGCCGCGTCTTTGCCGGTGGCAACGCGAACAACCACCGTGACCGGCTTCGCCTGTTCGGCGATCGCCCGCAGCGACGCCGCCAGTGTGCCTTTTTTACCGGCCTTGCCGGAGGCGGCCAGCACGTCGGTGATCAGTACCGGGGTATCGAGCGGGAAAACCGACGCGTCGGCATCCTCCGCCGTGCAGACCATGCCGACGATTGCCGTCGATACGGTGGAAATAACGCGGGTGCCGTCGTTGATTTCGACGACGCGCACGCCGTGATGATAATCGCCCATTAATTTGCTCCGGGTGGTGAGTAGGTGCAGGCATGATGACGCCCGGCGCGCCGGGCCGCACGCGATGGGCGCTGGAAGGCCGACCAGACAACAGGCCGGGCCGGATTGGGGAAATTTTTGGGTTACAACGATCGTTCGCGCCGATCAATAGCGTTGCATTGATCTACGCAATCAATTGGACGCCGGAGAGCCGGGCGGGGTAAGGTCTGGAGGTCAAGCGCGGCAACATCAGGGAAAGCCGCAAACACAAAGCCCGCATCGCTGCGGGCTTTTTTCATGGCGCTAAGGGCATCAGTTCGAAAGCACGGACTTTCGAATGGCACTTTTCCTAAGATTTCTCACTTCAGCACTTTTTGCTTGTTCACCCCTCCAAAGTGGTATACTGTCGCCAATAGACGACACACGCCTCTCATCGTCACATGCAAATAGTTCATGTAGCTATCATCACGAAATTTCGCCCCGCCGTGGGGCATTTTTTTAAGTCTTTGTCCTAAATTCGTTCCTTACCTTTCGTAATCACTTGCCATGATTTTAGAATATTCCTAACCTGAAAGTGTTATTTAGGGTTCGCAATCCCTTATAACAACCTTTGTAACGTTTGGTACACCAGAGACGAATCTTTGCCCGCTTCGGTGGGCTTTTTCAACAAAACTAAGGATGAGAATGTTTGCTCTAAAAAATGACACCTAGATTAAAGGCCCCCTATCGGCTTTTTACTTGGAGGTTGTATGAGTATTCATCACCTTACTGAAAGCGATACACAGCGTTTAGACGATATGAGCAAGGCTTTGGGGAGATGTGTTATTGCTATCCTCGTTCGAAAAAAAATAGTCAACACCGATAATATTCTTTCTCAAATAGTCGCAGAAATGGAAAAAGCATCTGATAACGATGAATTCCAGTTATATCGCAACACATTAGAGTTTGTAGGTACTCTTTCAAAATAACCGGGGAAACGTAACGATGAAAAATGAAATTGCAACCGCAATTACAATAGGAAGCATACTGCTGTTCGTCATCTTGATTGGCGCTCCCAATGTTGTAACAACCATGGTGCCATGACCATTTTCTGTTAACTACCACAATAAAAGCCCCGCATCGCTGCGGGCTTTTTATTAGACGTTGGGTGCAACAGGCCAATCAATATTCGGCGCATTTTGCGGATTGATGCGGTTCAACTGCACCCGGTAAGTTTTCCAGAGCCTGAGCTGCACGATTTCGTCTTCCATCGCTATCCCTAAATCGACCGCATCCTGAAGCGGCGCAACAGCCTTACCCGCAATCGCCAGCAATTCATTTTTTCTTGCCTCGACCTTCGCCATCATTTCTTCAGCGGAATAGGCGCGCGGGCTCACCTTCTTACCGTCAAACACCCACTCACCATTCGCCAGACAGCGCTTTGGCAGCTTCGTCGGGTTCAGCTCAATAACCGATAAGCCAATCGGCCACAGCATCGACACATCACTGTTAATCGCGCAGATAATGCCGCTTTCGTCATAAGCCAATTTTACGCTGTCCGGCGAAAACAATTTTTGCGCGGCGTACCAGTCAATACCGTTTTCATCCTGAAGATAAATCACGTTCTCGCCGAGGAATAATTCTTCCGGCGTGTATCTCTTCAAATTCTTAATATGTTGCATTTTACACCGTTCCAATTGTTGCCCATGTGCCGTTAATCAGCACCTGAACCGCTGAATAAGCGCCCCAGATTGAGGGGTTGTAGTTTGAGCCGGACATACCCGTATAAACACAGCCCGACGGTAAATCGATGCGCCCGCCGGTATCCGCAATAACCGTGCGCCCGGCCATGCGCACACCCTGAACCAGATTCTGATAGGCCCAGTTCTGCGCATTGTTCTGCGCAGCCGAGATATTTTGATTAAGCCAGTTGCTGAGGTAGCCGCCCCAGCAACTGCCTTGAACGTTGCCGTCTGGGTGCCACGTCGTCCCGCTGGAGGTGGTGATCGCAGGCCATTTACCGCCGAGATGAATACCCGACTCAAAAGCGGCGGCGCCGGTTCTGACATCCACAGAGAACGGACGCAGGGCGTTGAATGTGCCGTATTGGTCATTTTCGTTTGTCAGCAGCAGATAAAGCCGATTGCCGTCATTGCGCCAGAAGGAACCGAACCCGCCGCCGACCATGCGATAATTATCAATATGGGTAGATTGGATCTCCGCGCTGGTCTTTAGCGTCCCGGTTAACTGCCCGCCGGTCTTCGCCAGATAGCGGCCATCTGCTTCGGTTTTATTCCAGGCGTTAACGTCACCGGCCAACAAATTCACATCAGCGGACAGTGGCTTACCGTTCACCTTGATGGATCGGAGTGCGTATTTTTGGACGGCCTGCGCGTCAGTCAGGGCGCCAACATCGGCCGCCGTTGGTTTGTAGTCCGTCGTATAAACTCGCGCCCAGCGGAGCGAAGCCGTGCTGTCTTTTCGCATCGAGCGCAAATAAAACGCCATATCGCCGGAGCCTACGGCAAATTGCACATTGCGGAACTCGTTCACTTTCCCGGTAAACAACACCCCCATGCCGCCCGGCACGGGATACCCCTTATTGGTAGTGGCAACCAATGACTCAACGGTAAAGCCATTTTCGCGATTTAAGTCATCGTCAGCATTGGCGGTATTTTCGTTCGGGAATACGATACGCGGCAGAGTTAACGCCCCTTTCATCGTGTCGCCGGTCTGTTTTACATAGCGGCCATCCGCTTCGGTTTTGTTCCATGCGTTGACATCACCGGCCAACAGATTGACATCGCCGCTCAGCGGCTTACCGTTGACTTTGATAGAGCGCAGCGCATATTTCTGCACGGCCTGCGCATCCGTCAACGCCCCTGTTTCTTGGGCTGTAGGTGGCTTCGCCGTCGTATAAATGCGCGGGTTCGACGCCTGATTAGCTTCAGCCCCCCAATGCAACTCGTCATCAGCCCCAACACCAAGGCGCATTAACGCCTTTCCGGCGACTTGGAATCCGATTGAGAGATTTCCCTGAGCAGAGAGACGGCTCATCACCAATGGCGTATGCTGATTTCCCTCAATATTGAGTGTGCTACCCTCTGTTTCTGCGTTGCCGGTCTTAATCGCCAGTTTTTTTACTGTGCCGCCGGAAAGCATCAGAAAACGGCCATCGGCTTCTGTTATGCTCCATGCCCCGACGTCTGCCGCAGTCGGCTTAAATTTGGTGGTGTAAGCCTGAAACCAAGTCACACCGTTTTCCGCGATATTTGAACGGCCAAAGAATGCGTTTCCGTTGTTTTGTACCGCCATATACGCGCCCGACGGGCCACCGTCGCAGGGCAAACTCAGCACGCCATAAACATCGCCGCCCGGTGCATTCTTTGATGAGCCATTAACCCGATAGATTTCCCCCTGATTGCAATACGCATCTTCCCGGTGACGTGAGCCGCTTCCCAATCCAAAGGCTCCGACCTCCATCAGTTGCCCGCCATCTACCCCGACGTTTTTCGTCGCGGCCGTACCTAACGCCAGATTGCCACGCGCGGCGGCCTTGTCGGGCAAGTCGGACAGATTGGCGGCCTTCTTCATGCTGGCATCGCTGACCGTTTTAAGCGCCTTCGGCGTGCTGGCTTTCGTTTCGTCGGTGCTGGTCGTTGCGCTGCTCAGCTGTACCAGCCCTTTCGCCGTGGTGCTGGCGTCCGGGTGGTTTCGGGTTTTCTCATGCGCGGCGATCGCGTCGGCCACAAAATCCTTGGTCGCCAGCACGGTGTCGCCACCGGCGATCACCTGAATCGCCTCGGTGCTGCTGACAATCAGGATCATGCGCAGCGTCTGCGTGCGGCCGCTGCCTTCTTCCAGCTTCGGCTTGTAACTCTCCGCCATGTTGCTGACGGCAATCAGCGTCCCGGCCTCATCATAGAGGCCCATCTCACGCAGCCAGAAGCCGCCGACGTTTGCCGGAATAATCATCTCGGCCAGAATGTGATTTTTCAGCGCCTTATCGATAGTCAGCCCGTTGAGTGCGGCGCGGTATTTCTCGTTGACCAGCTTGGTCTGGGCCGGGTTGGGTGTCGGCAGCGTGCCGTTCCCGTCACCGACGGCCATACGGACAATTTTCAACTGCGTGCCGCCCGCGCTGGCGGCGGCAATCTTGGCCGCCCCGGCGGTGGTAATAATCGCTTTGTATTTGCTCATGATTTTCTCTTATCCGGGGTAAACGGTAATGACATCGCCATCAATGGCGGCCGCGCCGGTGTAAATCCGGCCGGGGATGTCCTGCAAAATGTTGAGGCCGATCAGGTGGCGGCTCAGGGGCTTGGCGTCGGCGATCAGGCGCTCCATTTCCTGATACATTTCCTCGGTGATGCCGGTTTCCAGCACGCCAATATCCAGCCGGAAGGTGCCGGGCGGATCGGCGCCATCGGTATGGAACCACTCAATGACATTAATCAGGTAGCCGAGCGGCTCAACCACGCGGCGCACGGCGCCGATGGTGCCCTTGTGCCGGTGTATGTAGAACGCGGCCGAAACCACGCCCCGCTTCACGTCCTCCGGCCACGCCTCATCCCAGCGATCGACAGAGAACGCCCACGCCAGATAGGGCAGCAGATGCACCGGGCAGGTTTTCGGGTTCCACAAATCACGTAGGGGAACCGGCACGCGCTCCAACTCGGCGCACGCGGCAGCGGCGGCAACTTCCAGCGGTGAGGAGCCGACAGGCAATAGACGGTTAGTCATCGGCGCGCCCTGGGGTAATGTTCACACCGGTGCAGTAACCCGCCTGCGTTTTATCCAGCACGATGTCGGCGGCCGGTTGAGCAACTTCAACACGTTCAACACCTTCCACGGTCAGCGCCGCGATGATGCCGGAACGCCGGATACTGCGGCCTAAGCGGCGCATGGTCAGTACATAATTTTGCAAACGTTGTTTCGCCTCCGTGAGGATCGGCGCAACCTCCGGGCCGGGATAGAGAAACAGCGTGGCATCAATGCCATAGCGGGTTATTTTGGCCGCTTGCACGATGACGCGATCGGCGACCGGGCGCACGTCCTCATCATTCAGCGCATCGCGGACAACCTGCAGCAGTTCGGGGCTGGCGGTGCCGTCGCCGTCCCGTGACAACACGGTGACGGTCACATTAGCCGGTGATGGGCTGATTGCCGTCACATCAGCCACCCGGCCATCGGCCGAGCGAGCGTGAAAACGGTAGGAACCGGCCGATCCCGCCGTGCTCATCCCTTCGAAAGCATCCTGCAGACGCAGGCGGTAATCTTCATCCGCTTCCATGATTGCCGGTGTCGGCGGGATAGTACTTTCATCCGCCGGGGCGATCACCAGTCGCGGCGTGTTGAAGTTGGCGCCGAGCTGGTCGAGGTCTTCGCCGGTGGAATACGCCAGCATCACCGCTTTCGCGGCATCGTTGACGCGCTGGCGTAGAATCACCTCGCGGTAGGCGTTTTCCTGCAACAGCTTAACGATCGGCTCCGACTCCAGCGCCAGCGTGCGCGCGACGGCCTCCCGCTGTTCCTCCGGGTAAAGCGAAATCAGCGTCGCCTTACGCTCTGCCAAAATGTCTTCATAATCCAGCACCTCAACGACGATCGGCGCGGGCAGCTGTGAAAGGTCAATCGTTGCCATGGTTTCAGCTCACAGGAACAGACAGCGACAGCGCGCCGGGGGCATCGGTGCGGGTGCCGGTGATGTCGATCACCATCTTGCCGTCAAAAGTGGTATTAAAGGCGATGCCGGTCAGCTTAACGCGCGGCTCCCACGCCAAAATCGCGCTGTAACAGGCGGCCATGATCTGCAGGCGCAGCGCGTCGTTCTGCGGCTGGTCGAGCAGCTCAGAGAGCAACGAGCCATAAGCCCGGCGCATCGGGCGCGAACCCTGCGGCGTGATCAGGATGTCCGCCACGGACTGGCGAATATGCTCGATGTCCGTCAGCGTGCGGCCGGTGCCTCGGTTCATGCCGATATATTTGGCGCTGTTCATGTTGGTTCCCCCGTTTTCCCGCCGCCGGTCTGGACGCCGCCGTGGGTGTGCGTATCAACAACAATTCCATTCGACGAGAACGAGCCGCCGCTGTGCTCAATGTTCCCGCGCATCTCCCCGCCTTTTTGCACTTCCAGCGTGCCGGTGGTGAGTTTGTTGGTGCAGACCACCTCCGGCGCATCGAGCGTGATTTTGTCAGCCTTAACGATCACCACTTTAGTGCTGGCGGTGATGGACTCCAACGCCTGCACGTCAGCGGTTTTAATGCCTGACACACTCAGCGCGCCGGTTTCCGGTTCGTACTCGATGACCGCGCCATCCGGGAACGCGATATGCAGCGCATCCGCCGACGCAGACGGGGCCGGGAAGTCGTCAGAGAAAATGCCGCACAGCACAAACGCGGTATCGAGTTCGCCACCCAGCGCAAAGATCAGCACCTGCTCACCGACAGAAGGCGCCGACCAGCTGCGAGTACGCCCGGCGCGACAGGTTAGCCAGTTGAGCCAGTCGGTAAGATTGCCGCCGGTTTCGACGCGGCACAGGCCGTTATCAAGGTCAACGGTGCTCACGGTGCCGATGCGTATCAGGTTGCGCAGCAGGCGCAAAATGTCGTGTTGATTGTTCATGCTGGAAGGATGCCGCCCGGCGCGGGCGGCGACAATAAGGAGAGGTTGGAAGGCTAAAGACACAACAAGCTAAAAATTTGCTAATATCGTTTCGGATTTTTTAAGGAGAGAATAATGTTTGGAATAGAGCAGACGTTCCCAGAAACATTCAGATTTTTCTTTTCATTAATTTGCGCTGCAATTATCATTTGGCGCTGCGGTGGGATTTCCGCACTATTCCGAATTCTATTGAGAATTGCCGGATTGAACTTCAAAAAAGGAGTCTTAGGCAGGGCTGACGATGAGATATTCTACACTCAGAAGTTCATGTTATTAAATGGCGTTAAAGTTGCAAACACCAAGGATGCAAAATTATTATCTAATGGATTACTTACAGGCGAGATTTCAAAAAAGAATTTTTACTTCACCTCTTTCTTCGGAACCGTAGGAAAAAGCAAGTCATCTCCTCATGATACCGCCCTCTTAGTTGCCATAATCATCATCATAATAGCATTCTCTATATCACTATTAAGTAGCTTCCCAAAATCGGGTTATACAAACTTCAACTATAAAGACACATCACTTTTAGTTTCCCAAAATGATGTAATCATCCCTGCAGGGATATTCAAGGAAAACAAAACATTAAACATTAGTGCTTGCACGAGAATCATTAAAACACATCCATATGATGCATATCGCGCAGCATGCGAATACATTGCATTAAAGGATGAGAAAAAAAACCAAGAGTTAATTGATGCAATAAACTCTTGGGATGACATGAGAAAAATATCATTTGTTATATTCATGTCCATATTGATTTTTTCCGCATGCTTAATCTGGGGAATAACCAACCATAAAAAACTAAATGAACACATATTTAAATGTAGAGAACAAGAACATAGGTTTGGTATCAATTCAAATCAAGAAGGTGGTAAATAATTATTTCCTCTATAGCTTTAATGTCGCTGATTGAATACCCAAGTAACGGACGGGCCTCATATTTTACCGCCTCGCTGTGCTGCGTCGGCCGATCGCGCAGGCCGTAATGGTGAACGTTTACCATGCGTTTCACACGCCCGACAAACTCAACCACGGCCGCATCGCTGTTACCCTGGGCTTTCAGGTAACGGGCCGTGCGCAGCTTGGAGAACATCGCCCGATCGCGCAGGCGCTTTTTGCTGCGAAGCCGCGTTTTGCGCTGCGCGTAAGGTGTGCCGTCCGGCGCCTGCTGGCGTTTGATGTGTTGCTGTTGACCGGCGCGCAGTCGCTTTGACACGGCAACGGCCAGCGACTTACGCGACTGCGGCGACAGCTTGGCAATCAGCCCGGCCAGCCGGGTGTCAAAGGGGTTAAGCTCGCTCATGCCATTCACTCACTAATTCGCCGTGAACAAAGAGCTGCATCGGCCGCGTCACGTCCTCCGGTAACGGCGGCTCCGGCAGGTGCTCAACATGCAACGCGCCATCGCCTTGCTCTTTCACCAAAACACGTTCGGTCAGCTGCAGTGACACGCTGAAATCGTAAGAGCCGTTGTTGTTAAAGTCGCTCGCAAAGGTGATCCCGGTGCGGCGCTTTTCCTCCGTTGCCATAATGTCCGGCTGGTTCTCCCGTAGCCATGCCTGAATCGGCACCATGATTAAATCCAGATCGCCGGTATAGTCCAAAAACAGCAGGTTCAGCGTATAACGGTATTCATGTGACAGCGAGGTAGCAAGCGTAGCGGCCACATTGCCGCGCTCTACCCGCACTTGCAGATTTTCAGGGTTGCGCTGTAGCCACGGCAGGCAGCTTGTTAGCTCAGCGCGGAGCTGTTGCGGTTTTAACATCGTGTTGTTCCTGACAGTGTTTTATCGTTTCGACCTGCACCGCGCAGGCCGCCAAGGCGTTTTCAAGCTGGCGAATATCGGCGCTCAGATCGCCGTTAGTCGCCGGGCGGCTGGCCGGGATGTGGCACGGACTCACTTTCGGACAGCCAACGTAGATAATCCGCGGCGCCGGTGAAGCCGGGGCGCTGGTGCAGCCGGGCAACGTCAGCAGGCAAAGCAGTGTTAAACCAATCGCGTAATTGCTGATTTTCATTGAGTAACCTCTGTATTTTCTGCTCGCGCGTCAGCGCCAGCCGGTGCGCGGCGGTGAGATCGCCCCTTAACTTTTCCTCTTCCTGCGCCAGCACACCTACCGCCGCCTGCAACGTGTCGATCGCCGCGCGGGTATCGGTCAGCGCCGCCGCTATCCGGCCGTTCTCCTGCCGGGCGCTTTCCAGCCGTTCACCCAACGTGACAATCTGCCATTTCATCCAACCGGCGACGACCAGCGCCAGCACCAGAAACCACCCGATCGTGCGGCTCATGGCGCGGCCCCGATCAGGCAGTGTGCCAGCTCAGCCGCCCGGCGCCGTTCCAGTCCCGGCGATTTGACGCCGTTGACGAACACCCAGCGCGGCAACTGTTGGCAGGCGCTGCGCCAGTCCTGCCGCTTGATGAAACCGGCCAGCGTAGAGCCACAGGCTGCCGTGACGCCGACGTTAAAGGCAAAGGACACCACCGCGTCATAAACCGGCGGCGGCATCGTGACAGGCATACAGCGCCCTATGCCGCGCTCCACGCGATACACGTCGGCGATGAGGTTAACGGCAGCTTGGCGCTCGCTGATAACCTTGCCGGGCTTTACCCCGGCCGTGTGGCCAATGCCGCTTGTCCAGACGCCCGCCTGACACTGGTACGGCGATAAACGACAGCCCTCAAAATCGGCCAGCAGGCGCAACCCGGCCTCAGAGCTCTGCAGCGCGCTGAATTGCGGCAGCAGCACCGCCAGCGCCAGCACAGCGGCCACGCTGCAGCGTTTAGCGATTGAGTTCATCGTAAACCCTCCGGCTAACGCCTAGCTTGTTCAACAGCTGGTAGCTTTTGCGGCGGTAGTACCAGTTAACGAGGAACGTGCCGACGCCCACGGCGGCGCCAACCATAAAGGCGATGTCCTGCGGCGAATACTTGCCAATCCACGCGAGGAACATCGCCACCGCGTAGGCTAAAAATGAGGTGATGCGCTCCATGTTTTTAATCCCATAAATTGACGGTTTCACGCTGCGGCGCGGCGGTCACGTCCGGCAGCTCAACCGGGTGGCCGTGGGGCAAAATCGCCCCGGCAGCGGCCAGCCCTTCATTTAGCGAATAGACCTGCTCAACCACGCCCTGCGTGCGCCCGTAGTAGCGCCAGCAAATCGCGTCAACGGTGTCGCCCTGCAGGGCGTAGACTCTCATCAGAGCAGCCCGATGATGCAGTGGCTACGCTCGGCCACGTTACTGATCGCGTTGCGGGCGTTGCGCCACAGCTCGCCGATCGAGGCTTCGACCACATCAGCCTTGCGGCCGCCAGTGGCGGTAGTGTCGAAACTGCGGTATTGCTCCGAGAGCGTCGCCATGGTCATCGCGCTAACGGCATTGCGGTATTCGCTCACCCGCACGCTTTCGCCGTCGAGCTGTTCGCCCGGCACATCCTCAAGCCGCTGATAGCCGTCGGCCATCTGGTCGCGGCGGAAAGTGAACAGCTCGGCGTTCACCTCCGCGATCGCGCTTTTAATTGCCAGCCGCAGGCGCGGGGCGGTGATGGTGCCTTCAATGCGCATCACGTCGCGCACGTCCGCCGGGTCAATGTCCGGCCAGAAAAAGACGTTTTTAACGATCGGCTCATCCTCCGGGCGCGGGGCTGGCGCGTCCGGGCGTGGCCGCTTAATCACAACGGTGCTCATATGACCTCAGAAAGTTAGGGGGCGGTGGACGACGGCGTTGACGAGGTGAAACCTGTCGCGGCCGTCGTGCCGCCCGGCGCGGGGCGCGTTCTGTCAGCGGCTGGCGGCGGTGCGTATTGCCCGCTCCAGCCGTTCAATGTCTTTTTTCACGCCGCAGCCGTTATGCAACTGCAGCGCACGCTTAAGGTGGTTCAATGCCAGTTCAGCCCTGCCCGCCGCGCGCAAGACGTACCCGGTTATTTTGTGCAACTTGGCGCGCACTTGGTCGGGCATGTCTTCTGCGTCGGTGAGTTCCATCGTCTGCGTGAGGTGGTCAATGTTGACCGGCTCCCCGGCCTCAAAGGCGCGGGTGGCAGACTCGGCGACGTCTTCTGCGATGAGGTATGGCGTGGAGCGTGCGAAATTGCCCGGCGGCGCTAGCTGGTAGCGCAGCGCATAGCGGGCGATGTCCAGCGCGCCGGGAATATCCCCGGCATCCAGACGCCAGATCATGACCGTCATCAGAATGGCGTCCTGCGCGCCGCGACCTTCGGCAAGCACACCGGCAACCCAGGGGGCATAGTCCGGCAGCAGTTGGCGCTTGAGTTCGGCCTTACGCTCTTGTGAGCGCACCTGTTTGAGCTTTCGCTTATCTTCATTGAGTTTAAGCATCATCCGTTCATAGCCGTTGGCGTGGCGCAGCGGGTCATTCTCCCGCTGCGCGGCCTCGACCGCTGACTGGCGCATAAGGTGACGGCGGGCAGGGCTGGTCATGATTATTTACCGCCTTTCGCTTTGTCGTCTGCCGGTGCTTCCTCCGGGGCTTTCACCTCGGTATCAGCGGCAGGCTCCGCTGGTGCGGCGGCTACTTTGACAGCCTTAACAATGGCCTCGGCCAGCTCGGCGATTTCATCTTTTTTTGGTTCCGTCGGTAACAGCTTAATGTTCTCCACCAGACAGCCGCAGGCGTAATCCTCCACTACATAATCCTCATTGATGGATTCATAGTTTTCGATGCGGTCACGCTTCGAGTTTTCCACCATATGGCGTCGGTGCGTGTCCTCCTGCCAGTAGATCGACAGGTTATCCATGCGCGTAATCAGCAGCGCATCCGCCGGGAAGTACGGCACACGCACAGCAGGCAGGTTGCCGATGCGTTTCTGGCTGATAATCAGATCGGCGGCCAGCGCTTCGGTGTTGGGCTGTTCCTGATTGACCAGCGGAAAATACTTGTCGGCCAGCAGTTGGCGACCGCAGATCACCACCAGTTCCGGATCTTCCTGATACCATGGCGCGATAAGGGTGTTGGTGGCATCCATCACCAGTGCGTCGAGGTTGGCGTAATCGCCACCGGCGCCCACGCGGACTTTTTCAGACACCACGCTGCCGTCCTCCCCCACGACTTTATTCATCACGCGGCCCGGCGCATTCTCGCGGTACTTCTGCAACCAGCCCGGCCCGATGTCTTGCAACAGCGGGAATTTGACGCGGTTGGAGGTTTTAGCGCGATGAGTACCGTTAAAGCCGATCATGATGCGGTCAAGCGCCTGACGTTCAACAATTGCATCGCGTAAACGGGTCTGGAAATCCTGATAACGGGCCCACAGGTCAAGGGTGTTGTAGCGGATGTGGAAATCGTAATTCACCTGCTGGCAGAAATAGCCTTCTGCATCCAGCGAGGCAAAGTCGGCCGTTTCGCGTTCATCGCCGCCGGCGGTGTCGGTGGTGCTGGCGATGGAGCCGCTCACACCTAAACCGACTTTCTCTCCCTTCATTTCCTTAACCGGCACGATATTGATGCGGGTCAGGAACGTCGAGGAATCCTGTACGCGGGTCATGATGGTTTGCGTGACGGACGGCTCAACGCTGAATTTTTTATCCAGATCGCCGGTCGCTACGCCATTCAGTTCGGCGAGGCGAGACAGAAAAGCATTAAATTTAAAACGAGTTTGCTTGCGCATTTTTCTTCCTGTTTTTGTTCGGTTTTATCGGGTGTGACTGCCTTAGCAGTCGGTCAGCACGTCTTGCGCGCTGTTGCCGCCGGTGGCCTCTGGGCGGGCCTGCTGGCTGAAATCTTCCGAGGTGGAAAGCTGGGCTTGCAGCGCGCTGAACGCATCGCTGCCGGTTTTTACCTGTTGCTTGAGGTCGGCAACCTGCTTGCTCAGTGCAGCGAATTTCTCGGTAAAGCGGGTGTCCGCTTCCTGCAACTGCTCGGCCACGGTCATCACGGCGCCTTCCATCTCATCAAATCGCACATCGTCGGTGGCCTGCTTGCGGCTAAACATCGCTTTGATGCGGGCAGAGAATGAGGTTTCCGGGTCAGCGACCGGCTCAAAATCGAAATGGACTTCGAGCGGCGCGGAGAACTCGACATTCTCGTGGCGGCGGCAGAACTCCAGCATGTCAGTGCCGAGGCTGGCCGGATCATCGGTGACGGCCAACCCGACCAGATAAGACTTGCCGGTTTTGGCGAAATCGCGGCGGATCTCCATCGAGGTGAAAACTTTTTGGCCCGCGCCGACCATCGACACCAGATCTGCTGTCGGGGCCAGACTGGCGTACAACGCCCACTTGCCGTGCAACAGCGGTTCGTCCGGCTCGTCGATTTTCTCGGCCTTCAGCTCAACCACGCCGCCGTAACGACGAAAATAACCGTCCGGCAAAATCCCCTTGATGTGTTCCATGTTGATGCGGGCGCCGTACACCTTCGGGCTGTAGGTCGCGGCCATCTGCTGAATATCCGCAGCGCCGATCTCGCGGCCGTCAACGGTGTCGCCTTCAACGCCGATGCGGAAAAACTTAGTAACTTTCTTTGCCATGTAAACGGCTCCGGTTGTGGTGATTGGGTTCGGGGCTAGTTTCGGGGGAATGGCGCCGCGTCTCAACGCGTTGCGGTTGGAAGATCTTAGGCACAACAAGGGCTTAATGCGAGCCGCCCGGCGCTTTCGTAGCCTTGTCGGCATGAATACAACACCGGCAACAACCATCATCAGCGATCCGCGCCGCCAAGCTGCCTTGCTCTACTGGCAGGGCTTCTCTGTGCGCCAAATTGCGGAAACGCTGAACCTCAAGGGGCCGACCGTGCAGAGCTGGAAACTGCGCGATAAATGGGATGACATCGCGCCCATTTCCCGCGTGGAACAAAGCATGGAAGCGCGGTTGATTCAGCTCATCATGAAAGACGTCAAGGAGGGGAAAGACTTCAAAGAAATCGACCTGTTGGGCCGCCAGATTGAACGGCTGGCGCGGGTTAATCGCTATTCGGCGACCGGCAACGAGGCGGACTTAAACCCGAACGTCGCCAACCGCAACAAAGGCGAGCGCAAGCCCGCCGAGCGCAACGTGTTCAGCGAGGCCGCCGTGGAGAAGCTGCAAAGCATCTTCACAGAAACCACCTTCGAATATCAGATGGGATGGTATCGCGCCGGGCTGCAACACCGTATCCGCAACATCCTGAAATCGCGCCAGATCGGCGCCACGTTCTTCTTTGCCCGCGAAGCATTACTTGATGCGCTGACCACCGGCCGCAATCAGATTTTCTTGTCGGCCAGTAAGGCGCAGGCGCATGTATTCCGCAATTACATCATTGATTTTGCCCGGCTGGTCGAGGTTGACCTGAAAGGCGATCCGATGGTGCTGCCGAACGGCGCCCGCCTGATGTTCCTCGGCACCAACGTGCGCACCGCGCAGAGCTACACCGGCAATCTGTATCTGGATGAGTATTTCTGGATACCGAAGTTTCAGGAGCTGCGCAAAGTCGCCAGCGGGATGTCGCTGCACAAGCGGTGGCGCACCACCTACTTTTCCACGCCGTCGAGTCTGGCGCACTCCGCTTATCCGTTCTGGTCAGGGGAACTGTTCAACAAAGGCCGCCGCAGCAAAGCCGACCACGTTCAGCTCGACCTCAGCCACAGCCACCTGTCAAAAGGCGTGCTGTGCGGCGATGGGCAATGGCGCCAGATTGTCACGGTTGAGGATGCGCTGACCGGCGGCTGTAACCTGTTCGACCTCGATCAGCTGTCGCTCGAATACAGCCCGGCTGAGTATCAGAACCTGCTGATGTGTGAATTTGTGGACGATACCGCGTCGGTATTCCCGTTCGCCGAGCTGCAAGGCTGCATGGTCGATACGCTGGAAGAGTGGGAGGACTTCAACCCTTACGCCGTGCGACCGATCGGCTATCGCCCGGTGTGGATCGGCTACGACCCATCGGAAGCCAACGGCGGCGACAGCGCCGGGTGCGCGGTGATTGCACCGCCAATGGTGGCCGGGGGCAAGTTCCGCGTGCTCGAGCGCCACCAGTGGCAGGGCATGAACTTTGCCGCTCAGGCCCAGAAGATTAAAGGCCTTACCGAAAAATATTGCGTGGAGTACATCGGCATCGATGCGACCACCGTCGGCCAAGGTGTTTTCCAGCTGGTACGCGAGTTCTTCCCGGCCGCGCGGGAAATCAAATATACCCCGGAAATCAAAACCGCCATGGTGCTGAAGGCAAAAGACACTATCGGGCGCGGCTGTCTGGAATACGACACCAGCCACACCGACATCACCGCCGCCTTTATGGCGATCCGCAAAACCATGACCGCCAGCGGTGCGCGCTCCACCTACACCGCCAGCCGCAGCGAAGAAGCCAGCCACGCAGATGTCGCGTGGGCGATCATGCACGCCCTCTTAAACGAACCGCTGACCGCAGGCAGCGGCCACAGCAGCCCGAACATTTTGGAGTTTTACTGATGAGCAAGCGCAAAGGCCGCAAGGCATTTACCCCCCCGGCGCCAGCCCCGGCAGCAGAGCAGAAGCAGGATTTTGAGGCGTTCACCTTTGGCGAGCCGTCAGCTGTGCTGGATAAGCGGGAAATTCTGGATTACATCGAGTGCACCACTAATGGCAAGTGGTACGAGCCGCCGATCAGCTTCGATGGGCTGGCACGCAGCGTGCGCGCCGCCGTGCATCACAGCTCGCCGATGTACGTTAAGCGCAACATTTTGGCGTCTACGTTCATCCCGCACCGGCTGTTAAGTCAGCAGGAGTTTAGCCGCTATGCGCTGGATTATCTGGTGTTCGGCAACGCCTATTTAGAAGAGCGCCAAAACCGGCTCGGCGCGCCGCTGCAGCTGAGATCCTCCCCGGCCAAGTACACGCGGCGCGGCGTGGATCGCGGCTCGTACTGGTTTGTTCAGGACTGGAAAGAGGCGCACCGCTTCAAGACCGACAGTGTTTTTCACCTGATTGAGCCGGACATCAATCAGGAACTGTACGGCCTGCCGGAGTACCTCAGCGCGCTTAACTCCGCCTGGCTGAACGAGGCGGCGACGCTGTTCCGCCGTAAGTATTACCAGAACGGGGCGCACGCCGGTTACATCCTGTATATGACCGACGCCGCGCAAAGTACCAGCGACGTTGACAGAATGCGCCAAGCCATGCGCGACACCAAGGGCTTAGGGAACTTCCGCAATTTGTTCATGTACGCCCCTAACGGCAAGCCGGACGGCATTAAGATTTTGCCGCTATCCGAGGTCGCCACCAAGGACGACTTTTTTAACATCAAGAACGCCAGCCGCGACGACCTGCTGAGCGCACACCGCGTACCACCGCAGATGATGGGGATTATCCCGAACAATACCGGCGGTTTCGGGGACGTGAAAAAGGCCGCTCAGGTGTTTGTGCGCAACGAGTTAACGCCGCTGCAAGAGCGCATGAAGGAGGTAAACGACTGGATCGGGGAGGAGGTGATTCGTTTCAATAATTATGAGTTGCCCTCAGATTGACAATCTGGCCGCCAGATTGGCGGCCTAACATTATTTTTTCCTTTTATTGGCATTATAAGTTTTCTTTGCGTTAGCCAAATATTTTTCATTCATCATCACTTTCTTAATAAACTCATCCACTAACTCATGAGAGTAATAGTGAAGTTCTGGATTTTCATTCTTATGATGATACTTATTGTTGCTTGACTTCCACCCATTCTTACATACAACAGCATCAAAACAGTTTCTATTTATTGATTTCAAACCCGTTTTCTTATCCGTATTAACAAGGTGTTTATCAATAACTGCATAATCAAATCTTTCAAATAAAACCTTATTAATCTCTTCAATAATTCCACTTTGCAAGTATGGGTGGGTTCTCGCTCGATCTACTGGCTTTTCGATAATAAGAGCTTTTTTTAAGCCTTCGATACCTTCATCTGCTTTAGCAAGTGTAATCGTCCTCCCATCTTCGTCAGATGTTGCGAATACAAGTTTAACATTTAGTGGTACAGCAAACTCTATATCATTATTATCATCAACATCAGCCTGTAAAGTAGTCGCAAGTTCAAGGATATCATCTGCAATGTTTCCATAGGTTGACTTCAAAACGGAAATTGGTGGTGATTTGAAATCACCTACTAATGATATCATTCCTGTATGGTTGTTGTTTAAGAACGAAACCTCTGTGAACTTTTCAAAACAAGATGTATAGTTCAACACACCAGACTGAAATATCCTTGATGTTATCCCCTGTATTTCTGGCATGAGAAGGTGAGCAGCCTGATCTCTAAAATATGTTATCTGCTCAATGTTTTTTCTGATTTTAGACTGAGCTGAGAAATTTTTATCCAAACAATCTCTGAGAGAAATCGTTTCTTTAAATCCTTTTTTATTTCCTTTTTTAAAAATACTATCCTCACCATCTTTTTCTATCAGCATAGCTTTAAGTAATTGTTCCCATGCGGTACAGAAACACATCACGAACGCATCCATTCTATTTTCTATTGATGGTCTATTATATAACTCTAAAGCCAACAACATATTATCTCTTGATTTAGATAATAATGCCTTGGCTAACTTCGATTGGCAATTATGGCCAAGACCTCTTCGATGCTTGCTCTGCGAAAGTAACTTGGCAAACTCAACGGTAGTTATGTTTTGACAATTCGATGCTTCATATACATCAGTATCAATCTCACTTATAAAATCTGATAACTGCCCTTTCCCTAAATAGGTTTTAAATGTAGCATTTTTCCAGCCAGTTACTAATAAAACATCTTCCTTAGTAAAACTAGCACCTTCATTTTCTTTTTGTTTAAGGAATTCAAATAGTGCTTCTAACGACTTTGTTATTTTCATTATTTTATCCTATTGCTGTGTTAATCTAACATAAGGCTAACCACAAATATTTTTACTAATAGAATAATGCCTGAATCAAACAAAGATCAAGTATATAAAGAAACAATTCCGATGATAATTATTGCACATGATATGGAATGGGCTCTTTAAGAGCCCATTTACTTGTCATGAGTGTTTTTCGATAACTAAATCAACGCCTTCATTCAGCAGCTCGTTAATCGACTGCCCGGTGGCCTGTGCGGCAAGGGCTAGCGCCTGATGGCGTTCCGGCGACAGGCGGGTGGTTACTTTGCCGCTGTACGACTTGTAGGGCTCGATGCCGTCTTTTTGGCACTCATCGAGAAAGACCGCGAGTGAGATCGCGCCTTCTTTCTTCAGCTCGTCCACGCTGTAGGCGTAGAAGTCAGCACCACCGTTCAGCCCGACAAACTCGCCTCTGAACATTTCAATTTCAGGGTCGAAGTTGATGACGGCCGTATGACCGTCAATTTTCAGTGTATTGTTCATCATGGTTTTATTCCTAAGCTATCCAACCAGATCCGAATGGAGTTAACCGCCCCCTTGTCAGTGGTAGGTCTGGGGTGTGGCCGGTGAAAGACTCTTTTTTCACCTTTCAACAGCACCGCGATCCTGGAACCTTCCCTTTCGTGAATCTCCGCCCCTAATGCGGTAAAAAGCGCCTCAATATCAGACCACTTTATAGAACCGTTGACAGGCCGGGCAAACACATCTGACAGCGTTTTTTGGTGTCGTTTGTTCATAGGGTTTATAGTATCACTTTATGACACCATTGCAAAATATTATGGTGTCGTTTTTTGGTGTCACTGATTGGCGATGTTATGCAGTGCGCTGTAAGCGCCTGAGAGCGCCATCATGGCGCCACGACATCAAACCCCATTCTCATACAAGTATTGCGATAAATCGCCGTTACGGGACGCTGGCGGCTCTTTTGGGAGGGGTTCAACACGGCTTGCGCGCAATGCTATCCCCGCCTCGCCTGCCCGCTTCATGTGTCGCTTTTAATGCAGTTGCATGATCCGGCGCGATCCGCGCCAGTGCTGGCGCGGCGGGGGTAAAAATAACACCGGATCATCATGCGATTTCATGCACTCTATGCATGCATGGGCTATCAGCAGAGAAAAAGGTATGTATTGTGCTGATAACGCCCCTCGTCAATCAGCCTGAACACGTGGCCGGACTGGTGCTTGATGTAGTAATTAGCCTCTTCAGGCGTTAGGTGTGTGCCGAGCCGGTTTGCGGCGTGAATGAAATCAACGGTCTTTATGCGGCGGCCCTTACCGTTCTCGTTGAAGTTTAACGCCGCCATAAACGCCCCAGCTAAGTTTAAATCTCGTCTCATGCGTCACCTATGGATTAAGAGATCGCGGCGAGTTGCCTGATCACTTCTGCTTTTTCAGGGGCAATGCTGGTTTTCATCTCCCCCGCCAGTTCTGAAATCCATATCAGTGCAATGTCTTTGTCTTTCGCTTGGCTCTCATAACAAACCCCCAGACGGGCGATGAGTTCAATTCTTTCTAAAACAACTACTTCATCCACTGCTTGCACCCTTTCCCTCCGATGCTTAATTACTGTATGCATATACAGTATATGCTTATCAGATTTAATTGCGCAAGAAATTATTGGAAGCCCGCCCAATCGCTAACCGCTGGATAGTGCATTGAAATATCACCAAATTTGACTTTAGCGCCGCGTGCCAGTGCTTCCAGTTCCGAGCGTGTTGGCTCGATGCCGTGTAGTGCCAGCTCTGAGTAAATTCTGGGAACGCGATCGCGTTCAGCAGCGGTTAATCTTGCTGAAGGAGCTGGCTCCGGCCGGCTATATGGGTCAATGCTTATCTGTTGCCTGGTTATCTGCGGGGCATCTGCACGTAAACGCGCCATAACAGACCGTGCAACGGTCATGTCATCCCAGTCAATTGGAGTGTCTGGATGGTGTTCCATCACCGCCACAGCCTCTACAGGCTCGCCATCCTGCGTATTTTCGGTGCCACCGCTGCCGACCAACCCACAGTTATTGACAGGACTCCGAGGCGCGCCGGAGGCGCTTTTCAAAGTCAAAGGCTCAACGGCAGCGGCTTTAGCGACGATGCGCCATTGCGTGGTGCGGGTTTCATAAACGCGATCGGCGCCGATGTGCGGAGCAAAAATCCCCGCGATTTTCTGTACTTCTTCGTCATAGGCGTTGCGCTCGTCGGCAACCCGGCGGGCTACACGCACAGTCTGAACGTCGCGAGCAACGTTAGGGCCACCCTGCGCCAGAATGTAAGCGGCAAAGTCACCGGCATCAGCAGCAGCGCGCACCGCCTCAACGGTTTCGTCAAACTCATCAGCCAGACTGACAGAACGGATCTTACGGCACTCACGCCATGCGCCGCGCGACGGCAGGCCGATAAAGTGGAATTGAGGGATACGCCATGTTGACGCCCACGCGGTGACGGCGGCCGCCGTATCAGTCAACAGCTCGCCGGTTTCATGATCGCGCTCGCCGTCCAGCGCGTAGCCGTCAATGTTTTTTGCAATGTATTTGGCGATATAGCCCGCCGCTCCGCCTTTGTTCAGGTGCTTGCAGTCAAAACGGTTTTTGGCGGCGCCGCGTTCGTCCCCATCTTCAGCCATGGCATAACGGCGCATGATGTCGATCACCTGCTGGCGCTGTTTTTTGGAGGTAAACAGCATCATATGCCAGTGCGGCGTCGCATCATGGTGCGGTTCGACAACGCGCACGCCGTAGACCTGCAGGCCCGCATCTTTAAACGCCGTGCGGATCTTGCTAAACAGCTTCACAAGATAGCGCTGGCCGTCTTTTGGTGTGTACGCCTCTTCATCCCATTTGTGATTAAAATGCACCTTCGGGCTGTTCTTGCCGACGGCGCGCGTCGGGTGATATTTGGATGGGGTGGTGATGGTGATAAACATCCCTTTATCGCCACGGATAGCGGCGGCCTGCTCAACACCGGCGATCATCGCCATTAACTCCATACGACGAATTTCCGGGTTAGAGATACTTGCCATCACCTTGTCGATGAGGCTGAAGCGTTCGCCGGTTTCGACGTTCTCAAGCTCGCGGCTGTTCAGATAATCAAAATTGGACTGTCGGCGCGCTTTCACATCGCGGATTGCCTGCCGACTGGCGTAGGACGACGCCCCACGGTTCACATTGCCGACGGCGATCAGCAACGCCTCGCGCCATTGCGTCCGCAGGGCTTTCAACTGGCGCTCCCACCACTCGGAATTAACCAACCGTGACAGACTGGCAATCGCTGACCGGGCATCCAGTTTGCCTTTGCGGTATTTGCGCCAGTGCATCGGGGTGATGTTGAAGGCGCGCGCCATACCGGCAATGCGGCCATAAAATTCTGATTGGGTGGCATCTTCGAAAAGCCCGGCATTGTCGCCGCCGTTCTCCGCCACAAACTCATCGCAGTAATCTTCGTAATTCTGCAGAAGTTGACCGGCCACCCGATCGGCAAGGCGGCGTAACTCTTTGTCATCCATGCCGGGCAGAGCTGCGTAGTTATCGACCTCAGCAGAAAACCGTATTGAAGCTGCGAGGTTCATCGCGTTTTTGGCGCTCACCGTTTGCAGGCGCGGCCAGATGCGGCGATCGAACTGGAATACCAGCCATTTGTTGGCGTCGTGCAGCCCTTTGCTCTTGAGCAAGTTGGTGTAACGCGTCAGGAACATGGCGCTGAGGAAGCGCGGCAGGCGGCGGATATTGGTTAAAACAGCTTGCCCCTGAGCGAGTTCCTCACGGGTAAGCGGTCTTACCGGCCCGGCAACTGCCGGGCGCGGTTCGTTCCATGGGTAAGCGTAGGCGGGTGCCGCTTGGCTCATTGCACTTTCGCGCCGTTGGCGTGGGCACAGTTGCCGCAGTAACGCTCATTGCAAGCAGAGCACAGGCCAACAACGAAACCAGCGGCGCGAACATCTTTGGCATGCTGAGTGCGGCAACGAGGATGCGTTTCACAGGACAACAGTACCGGCGTAGCCAACTTGGCGCGCGCCTCATCACGCTCTTTTGTGAGGTCTGCGATCTCGTCTGTTGCCGCTATCAGCGTTGCCTCGATGTCTTTTACGTGACGCTCAAGCCCAGTGATGAGTTGCTCTGCTGCCTCGGCGCGTCGCTTCATCTTAATCAGGTCAAATTCGTAATCGACGCAATTCGAGATTAGTGACCGTTCTATCTCCCCAATTTCTGACAGCAGGGCGGAGACGTACTCTTGCGAGTAAAGCGGCTCACTTGTGAATCCCTTTGGTGCGGTATAGCTATTACTTTTTACCGACGCCACGGCACCATCTAGGGTGCGCACGACATACATAACCGGCTTGCTCAGCTTATTGTCCATTTGCAGCCTCACACACCGCAAAAGCCTCTTGGCACAGGTTGCCAATGCGACCTATTTCCGCGCCCAATGTTGCAATGCTATTAACACTGGAATTGCGGACGCTGTGATGAATAAGGCCGTTAACAAGCTGGTTAATCGTAGGGTAATAGCCAATAGCCTCGTAACGCTCTTGGCCTTCGCTTTTTCCTGTTTTCCCTACCTTCACCGTATTAAGAATGAATTGCAGATTATCGCTGGTGATAACAAACTCAGAGCCGATTTTAATTTCCATGTAATTTCCTTAATCGTAATTTTGGTTTTCTGGTCTGCGTGCAAATTCTGAATCGCTCAAATCAGCCGCAATAAAATGACCTGCCAGCAACGCCAGCAGGCCGAACAAAATAGAGAACTCCGTCATGCCTTCCCCGCGTATTGGTGACTTTGCGTCTCGCGGATCTGCTGACAGCTTACGCATGTATCAACGCCGGGAACGGCAGCGCGACGCGCGGCAGGAATCGGAGCATCACATTCTTCGCAAACAAAGGCAGAAGGCAGCGCGGAGGATTTGCGAGCATTGGTAATCTGCGCCTCCAATACCAGCGCTTGCCGCTCCTGTTCGTAGTCCATCAAGTCGGCCATTAGTGCAACTCCGATTTTGTATTCAGTTGAATTAGAGCCTGTCGCCCTAATTCCGCGACACGGTGCGATTCTTTAATGACATCGCTAATGCTTGTAATTGATTGATGAAATACGCCTCGATTAACGGATAAATTAATCAGGTCAGAGATCAGTTTTAACTCATTAGAGTAAACCGCTCTTGTTGGATAATGTTTCTCCTTGGTTTCTTTGTCTGTTTTTACATCCGCCAGAATTAAAGCTTCCGGGTTAGTCCCCTGCGCTTCAATTTTAATGATGGCGAAGGTGCCATTAACTTCAACCACGTTAGCCATTAGTGCAGCTCCTGCGCTTGATTCTCTATCGACTCGGCCTCTTGGCGGAGCAGCTCTACAGCCTCGGCAGCCGTTAAGCCGTTCTTAGAGATATGTGCAGCCAAACGTACCAAACGAGCAGCGGCGAGATCGGCTTGGTTCTTACGCTCATCAAGGCGGGCGTTATCAAGCAACACAGCCACCTGTGAAATATCGCTACCTTCCTTTGCTGGGTCTAACCCCATAAAAATCACATTCGACATATTTAACCCTTATTTCAGACAAAGCGATGCCCGGCGGGTTAACGCCAGAATTACGCAATGCGGTTAATTAACGTTTAATTCGCAATCATCATCACTGATAAATCGCGGCAAGGTTTTTGATAAATCAATCAGGTCATTCAGCGCCCACACAATTTGTTTACGCTCTGAATAACTCATTTCTGCAAACTTCATTTTTATATGCCGCTCTTTCAGCCCGGCATGAAAACAAACAGTTCTGCGGATATGTTCCGGCGACTTATCAAAAGCCTCTTGCGCCTGATTCTGCTTATGAGGGAACAGCTCACGCTTAATCTGTGAAATGCGCTTAATGCCGATCGCTTTTTGTGTTTCAGTAGCCAACAACATGACAGCCCCAATTAACGGCAGAAAAAACGGCGCAGCGGTGAAACAGGCTTAGCCGTTGACAGGCCACGCAGTAAGGCCGCCTGATCGTGACGTGGGCGCCAGCGCTTTCCGCCCGGCAGTTCAATAAAACCATGTTCAAAATGCCGCGATGGGCTTTGTTGTTTCAGCAGTGGGGCGATAGAAATAACCACGGTGATCACCTCAGCTTAAACCAGCAACAGCGCCCAAGCCGCTGATAACGTCAACGGTGGAGGCTAGCGCCGGGGTGGATTGGATGCGGTTCTGAACGGTCAAGCCGATCAGCGACAAATGGCGGATCGCCGTGTTGACGCTTTCAAGCAGTGCGCTTTTGCGTATCGGCGTTTTGTGGTCGCCATGCACGGCGGCGGCGGCAACGTTGCCGATTGCGGCAGTAGCGTGCAGCGCGTAGGCAGAGATGTTCCCGGTGCTGGCTTCGTTGACCGGTACAGATGGCATGCAGTTGATTTGTGCTAGCAAGGCATCGAGCAAGCCAGCGTCTTCAGTAGCATCAGTAAGCGCCAATAACTCCGCACAAGTGAGCTGGTGCGGCTGTTCCGGGTTCAGTTTGTTGCGTAATACCTGCGGCCTCATACCAATGCTATCGCCAAGCGTAACCAAGTTATGACGCACAGAGAACTGGCGGCAGGCCATATCAAAATGTGGATGTTTTGAAACCTCGTAATCAAACATTCCTCTCCCCTTTTGATGGTGGCAGTATCTCAAACCGAAACCGAAACTTCACATTTCGATAGTGCATCTAGTGTTAGCTTCACCATATTGATGAGTACTTTTTCACGTTTCCCATCCTTAGATAGACGGTGACGGTATGATGACAAGCGCCCATCAGCGAGCATGTCATCAACAGTGCTCTTAGATAACCCAGTGAGTTCACAGTATTTTTCTATGCTTACGTGAGGTGTAGGAACCGTGATTGAAATGTTTTTACGCATAGTGCAAGATCCTCCGATGACCTGTGGCGGGTCGCGATAAGTGGTGGTTATTGGCGCTGAAAGCCAAAATCTCCGTTTCGAGGTAAATTTATTACTCCGATTCGGATTAGTCAATTAAATTTACTTTGTTTTGGTGGTGTATGGAATTTAATCAGGGTGCTAAAGCAGCAATCGAAAGGATGGTTGAGGCCTACGGAGTCAAGACAAAACTGGCCCTATGTGAAGCATTAGGAGTAACTGCAAGTGCTCTTTCTAATCGACAAGTCCGTGATTCTTTCCCTGCTGAGTACGTACTGAAATGTGCTCTCGATACAGGTGCTTCATTGCGGTGGCTAACATATGGTCAAGGTGAGATGTTTGAGCAAAACGTTATCACGGCCCCTTCTGCACTCTCAGTCCCATCGAAGAAACTTCTAGGTCGTCAACTGCACGACGGAGATACCTTATTATTAGATAAGGAATTTCTCCCTGAAAATATAAAAGACCCAATAGTTATAACTGATGGAAACACTCATTACATTGGCACGCAAACATATAACGAAATTTATGACGGCACATGGCTTATAAATATAGATGGAAATATTAGCATAAGAGAGATCGTGCGTATTCCTGGAAACAAAGTGAATATATCTGATCTAAAGCACTCTTTTGACTGTGCTCTTAATGAACTCAATGCGATAGCTAAAATCCTTATGAAATGCACATTAGAATAATAATCATCTCTAAAAAAGGAGATAATAATTATGAAAAAAGCAATAAACTTCAAATTTTTACAGTTAAATGAGCGAAAGCTCTCAGAACAATGGATGTTTTGGTTGTCTATTTCAATCCCCTTGGCTTTGTCAATAACCTTATCCATTCCCCTATGGTTGCAAACAAAAATAAACATATCGGCAGAAGGTTATGACAATTTCTTGCGAATATTTAAACTACCAATTGGTGTGTTATCCTTATCTATTCCACTAGTAGCCATAGTTGCACATATTCATAGAACTATACAAACAGCAGAGCAGATACAAACAACTAGAAGAAAAAACGCTGCGGATAGTTTTTTCTCGCATCATAAATTTATGATTGAGGCACTTGGAAAAGTCGCAACTAAAGACATTGCGTTATCCAACTGCCCTGTAGAGTACAAAATAGGAGACCCTTATCAACTATATGATAATTTTTTCACACACTCGTCATATGAAAATGGAATAAATACATCATTTTTAGTTAAAGCCACATCATCAATTGAACGTGAAATAAATAAAATAGAAGGGTTTTTAATTAAATCACGAGATAATGAAGACAATAAAATTGAGAAGATATACTCATTAAGAGAAATTTCAGATTCAATTAAAACCATTGAGAACGATCTCACTATAGCTGTACCAAAGTTCAAAACAAACAACCTTGTCATGGATCGAGTTGACGGTGTAACGGTATTACATGTCATGGATTATCGCGACGAACCTGAGCTAAAGGAAAGGCTAAGGTCTTTAGTCTATATCACAAAAAAGATATTCCAAATAATAAACACACCTTATTTAGAACCTGATACAGTTTGTTTTTACTCAAATTTATCAACACCAAATTACTATTTTTTTAATGAGGTTTTTGATGATGTTGTTCTTACAAAAATGAGCATTCGCCACGGCATAACAGTGAACGGTGCAAGTAAATATGATAAGCACTACCAAGAGTACTCCAGCACTTTAGCGAAAAGAAAGGCTGCTAATGCTGTATAAAAGACAATAATCAAACATTGACCACTGTGATTGCATACAGTTAAATACCCTCCAAATTTCAAGAGGGACTACAATGGCAGTTCGGAAACAAACATCCGGTAAGTGGTTATGTGAGTGCTACCCTGCTGGTCGTGAAGGCCGCAGGGTACGTAAACAGTTCGCAACCAAGGGTGAGGCCTTGGCATTTGAACGCTTCACTATGGAACAAGTAGATAACAAGCCGTGGTTAGGCGAAGCGATTGATCGCCGTAAACTGAGTGAAGTCGCTAAACTATGGTACAACCTACATGGCCAATCCCTCACCGCTGGTGAACGTACCTACAAAAAACTATGCCTTGTGATTGAAGCTCTGGGCGATCCCCCTGCTACTACCTTCACCGCAAAAGACTTCGCGCATTATCGTGATAAACGTTTGTCCGGTGAAATCTACTTTTCCGAGAAGTGGAAGAACGGTGCAGAACCAGTCACCGTTAATCTTGAACAAAGCTATCTAAGCGGTATGTTCAGCGAGTTGGCCCGGCTTGGCGAATGGAACCAACCCAATCCGCTAGAGAACATGCGTAAGTTCACCGTAGCGGAAAAAGAAATGGCGTGGCTTACTCACGCACAAATCACAGAGCTATTAGCAGCCTGCAGCAAAGGCGATACTGATTTGCCGCTTGTGGTCGAGGTATGTCTAAGCACCGGCGCACGTTGGCGAGAAGCGGAAAACCTCACCCGGTCACAGATAACACCCCATAAGATCACCTTCATTCGAACCAAAGGCAAAAAGAACCGCAGCGTTCCGATCAGTAAAGCACTGTACAAGAAGTTGATAACGCTGGGCGATGATCGTCTATTCAGCGAATGCTATTTTCGCTTTATGGCGGCGCTCGAAAACACCAGCATTCAGTTGCCCAAAGGCCAACTGACCCATGTGTTACGCCATACCTTCGCGGCGCACTTTATGATGTCTGGCGGCAACATTCTGGTGTTGCAACGCATCCTCGGCCATCATGATATCAAAATGACGATGCGCTATGCTCACCTTGCACCGGAGCACCTCGAAACCGCTCTGCAATTCAACCCGCTAGCGACGATGCCAAGTGGCGACAAAGTGGCGGCATAG